GTCGGAAGCGACACGCCGAAGGTCTGCATCAGCACGTCGGTGTACTCGCTGATGTTTCCTATGTCGATTTTTCTGCCGATATAGCTCTCGGTGACATGCTCGAGCTTGACATCGTGGTCGTCGTTGTAAGCATCGACCGCGTCGTTGATAAGCACGGCAAGGATCCACTTAAGTTGTTTGACCTCACTCGACGCTCCAAAGACATTCTCAAGCTCGCCGTATCTTTCCTGCAGTTGCTCGATGCAGTTAAGCGTCAGAGCGACGTTATATGTCTTTCCGCCGATAGTCAGCGGAACCCGTCTTTCTTTTGTTTCGCAAATAATAGCGTTCATAAATAGACGCGCGGGCGAGTTTCCCCGCCCGCTCCTCCTTTTTGGTTTATGTGTCGGAGACCGTGATTCCGAACTTGGTCTTAAGTGCGGCGATCGCCTCGGCGGCGGTGGTGTAATAGGTCTTGGTGCGCCACGCTCCGGACTTGTCCGCTATTGCCTTGCCCTCGAGCGACGAGGTATTAAAGGTGATGTTGTCGCCTTTGGTGGTGTGTGTCTCACTCGGAAGCGAGAATTTGACCTTGTGGACAACATAAGTCAGATACTTTCTCACGCCGTCCACGACCTCGACGGAAACAAAGCCGTAGCCGCCGTATACCGGCGCGTCGCTCGCTTTTGAGGTCAGCACGGTCGGCTTTGGAGTCGTCGAGCCCGTGCCCTCGGTCTTCGTCTCGCCGAACATACTCACAAAAACCTCAACCGGAATAGTTGACGTTTCAAGAGTGATGTCGGCATCTTTAAATTCTGTTTCATACTCCGCCAGCGCGTCGTCGGCATAGAGAGAGCCTTCGACCTTGTTCGGCTTGACTTCGGTCTTGACCATCTTGCCGACAAAAGCACCGTTTTCGTAGGTTATCGCCGAGTCAGTTTCTGACTTTATCGGCGCAAAAACAGGCAGAGATGCTTTAAACTGTGCCATTTTTTAATCGTCCTCCTCGTCATTGACTACGCCCTCAATCTCGGCATCAACCGCGATTTGGACATAGTTCTTTTCTTCATCGTACAACTCCGCAGTCGACGTGACCGTAAAGCCCGCCGCGCGGAGCCGTTTTCTGATTTGCTTTTTGTATTTCTGCGGATTGTTCCGCGTCCACAGCGACACGCGCACATATGTGCCGTCATATATCGGCTCATCGTCCGCCCAAAACTCCGGCCGCTCGTCGAGATAGGAAAAAGTGATATATTCCTCGTCGTCACCGGAATAAAAATTCGGATATATTTTCATTCCCATGTCGCCGAGTGCGGACATTATCAGCTGATTCACATTCATCCTTCAACCCCCGTTTCACGCCGAAACACTTCCGCCATTGCTGCCTCACACTCGGCGCGGCAGTCGTTAACAGCTTTTGTCAATATCGGCGTCGGCGCCTGATTCTTTGTACCGTACTCCAAGTGCGCCAGAATTTCCATGTTTCGCACCGGAGTTTTGCGCTTCTTTATCTTGCCGTGCTTGTCAATATATTTCCTCGACATTCCGGTCGGTCTGACTGTCGCGAGATATGTTCCGTTCTTGGCTTTCTTCGCGCGTGTGCGCTTGACGCTGTTGACCATCGTGCCAGTTCGCCGATGTCCGGCAAGTGCCGCCTTGATGCTTCTTTCCAGTATCGGAGTTGCCGCGTCAATCATCTGCGGCGCGTACTTGTCGACATCCGACAGCTTGCCGAGACTTCGCAAAAAGGCCGGGTCAATTTCAAAATCAAACTTTCCCATTTCAGTCCACCTTCATATCGGAGCAGTGCAGCTCCGTCAGACCGTCGAGGCGGTCATAGACGCGCGTTATCTGCAGTTTCGTTTCGCCGTCGTAGACAAACTTACTGCGGCGGTCAAAAGACCGCGAGCGCACGACATAGACCCGCTCGACTTTCATTCCGGCTTGCGCCGCCTCGTAAAACTCGCTTGACTTCGACGACTCCGCGTGTGCCCACAGCGGCAGGCGCCGCTCGGTGTTTTTCTCGTAACCGTCGGCGTCCTGCCCGCTCTTGTCGATATAGGCGACCTCAATTCTGTTTTTCAGATACATCGGCACCCGCCTCCGTTCTAAGCTGCAGCGCAAAGCTGTTAAAAAGCTTCTCGGTGTTTGCCGACACCGTGCGGTTCAGCTCGCCACCGTCGTACATATCACGCACGGCGACGAGTACAAGGAACTGTGCGCGCGGATCCTCAAGGTCGCAGTCGTCGCCGACAGCGGCCGAGAGAAATTTCTCGGCCGCGTCGATAAAGCCTTTTATCATTGCATTGTCGACATCATCGTCAACACGCAGGAAGCGTTTAGTCTCCGCCAGTGATACGGCCATTGTTTACACCGCCTTAGCCGTTCTGCTTGCCGGACTGCAGGACAGCAATCTTCTGATTGTTCTCGACCTTGGAATCCGCTTCGAGCCATCCGACAACGCCCTTTGCGTTCTTGTCGGCATACTTCTCGTTAAGCACCTGCAGCTCGAGCTGTTTTGCGATTTTAAGCGCCATACCTGAAAAATCACCGTAGAGGACGGGGAAGCCCTCCTGCACGGTCGCCTCGTCCATAGCGTCGGAGAGATAGACCGGCGATCCGAGTATCTTCCAGCCGAAGCCGTTCTCGATGTCCTTCATGATGTAGTCGTTCTGTGAATTTTTGGTTTTTCTGAGCGCTGTAAAGGTCTTGTTGCTCATGATCCACATCGCATTGGACTGGTAGATCTGCGGCACCATCGCCTGCATATCGATAAGGACATCGAAGGTGATACCCGCGAGCGTATAGGTGGTCAGGGTCATCTTATTGGTGGACGAGACCGCGCCGGTCATCTTGCCGCTCGTGCCGTGGATAAGCTCGCGCTCAAGCTTGACGCGGAAAGCCTCGGTCATAAGCTCTTCAACTTTGCTGACAATGTTGATATCAGTGTTGTTGATAAGCTTATTCGATATCACGGTCAGCGCGCCGAGGACATAACCGGACAGGTCCACACTTGTAAACTTGCCCTGACCTGCGGTCAGTGCGGTGAACTCGTCACCCTGATAGGCAGCGGCGATATCACCGGTCGGAGAATCGGCAGAGGCGTCGGTACCGTAGACAGGTATGGACAGAGCGCCCTTGGTGTAGTACTTTGTGGCTTTTTCAATAATCGGCGATACGTTGACTATATCGGTGATTATTTTGTTCGCGATGGTCTTGGGGATGATAGCTCCGTTCGAGCCCTGCGACATTCCCGCCGAGGCCGCCTTTCTCAGATATTCGACGAAGCTCTTCTCTTCGCTGAGATCTGCACCGCCGTTGTCGCCGTGCTCCTCGGGGTCAAGCTCGTCCTGCTCCGCCTCAAAAAGGCGCTTCTCGGTCTCATACTCGCCCTTGAGGTTGTCGACCTCGTCGAGGCAAGCCTTGACAAGGTCAACCTCGCCCGCTTCATTGTGCTGCCTTGCCTCTTCGGTTTTGGACTTGATTTTGGCAAGCAGATCTCTCATTTTCTTATTCATAGTTTGATTCCTCCGTGTAGATAAAATTTTCACGGATGCGTATGGCATCCGTGTAGTCTGTGGACTTTTCTTTTTCTTCGGGCGGTTCCTTACCCTCGAACTCTTTGGTCACGCCCGCCGCGCGCTGTGCGGGAACCGCGACAAAAGAAACCTCATAAGCGTCGACCGCGCCGACAAGCTTATAAAAGCAAAGCGCGCCGTCGTACCGTTTGCCGCGATAGTGCTCGCACCGTCTGGCGTCGCCGCCGCAGACAGAGCACTGCGCAGATTTGACGCTGCACCCGACGCTGCACTCCTTTTTGATGCCGCCCTCGATTTCGGCGATGAGCTGCCCGCTCGTTGCCTTAATGCAATAGCAGTGTAAGACAAGCTGTTCATACTCTTCGCCGGTCTTGGTGGTCTCGCCGGGACTGGTGATAACCTCCGCGTCAAAAATCCGTGCGCACTGATTTGTGCTCTGCGGATTATGATCGCTTATAACGGTCTTGCCTTTGTACAGCTCGGCAAGCTGCTCAAGCGTCTCGCCGGAAAATGCCTCATAGTCACGGTCAATCTCGTTGTCGCAAGCGACCATTTTAAAGGCAAAAACCTCTTCGGCGGTCAGCTCTTTCAGCGTGCAGGCGTTGATTTTCGCCATTTTGTCATCGTCAAGATCGAGGCTCTTGACAATGGCGCATTTGTCAATTTTCATCTTTTTCACCTCCTTTGGCGTACTGTATTCCGGCTTGCGTCAGCGGCAGCATGGATCCGTTACAAATCAGCTGGTCGCCGCCCGGACGCTCGCCTTTATCCAAGTAGGCACGCGCCTCATTTGGTGTGTAGATGGAATTTTGCACTGCGGTCGCCATCGCTTCGAGCTGCGTCTTAAAGTCGGCGCGAAGAATAACGGCCGCGTTGAATTTTGCAAAATACCCGTTTGCGATATCCTCGTCGCTCAGAAGCTTGTAGGTGACCTCGTCCTCGTACTGCTTCAAGATGTACAAAAGCGTGTCAATATAAAAAGCAAGCTGCTGCTGCTCTGCGGCGGCGTAGCTTGCTTTTTCGTAGTCGTTAATCTGATTCGGTTTGATTCCAAAGGCGGCGGCGATCTGCAGCGCCGAGTATTTTTTCAGCTCGATAAACTGGTTGTCCGCGAGCTTCATGTTCAGCGGCTGGATTGTCGAGCCTGCCGGAATCGGCACGAGGTTTTTGACCGTGTCGACCTTCCCGGTGATATACTCTTCAATCTTCGTGGTGTATCGCTTCTCAAGTTCGTCATTCAGGTTGCCGGTATACTGTAGGACGGCTTTCGCAGTAAAGCCATTCTTATACATCTCGTTCAGCATCTTCTGCCCGCGCATGTTCCCGCCGAGCGTGGTGCTCAGCTGGTCTCGGACGCTTAGGCCGGTGACACCGTCAAACGAGACCGAGGTACGGAAGTGCATAATGCTGTCGTGCGGAATCCTGACGGTCTCTCCGCTTTTCGGATTATGAAAGAGGTACCAAATTGCTCCCTTCTTTCTGTTCCATATACCTTTGTCGTCGCAGTATATCTCGACGCTTTCAGGTGGAAGGCACCACAGGTTTGTGTTCTTGCCCGCTCCCGTTATCCACACATACGCGTTGCCGTAGTGGTTTCGGTTGATTTCGACCGTCGACCAAAAGTGCGTCGCGGTCATATACGGGTTCGGACGGATTGCAAGCAGACGGTAAAGCTCGTGCTTCTTCGCAGTCTCAATTCCACCGCCGGAAGTCGTGCGCATGATTTTAAACGGCATCTTTCCGATAGCTTCCGACAGAATTTTCAGACAAGCGAAATATGTAGCTTCGCCTAAAGCGTCGCCGTCGTCGCTGATTCCCAAAAAGTCAAGCAGCGCCTGCCGCTCGACCGTCCGCTGATCGCTTGCACTTTTTTTCTTAAACAATGGCATCAAGCCCACCCCATTTTCTTCAAATAATCTTCGACCACCGTTTCATAGTCCGGCGTCTCTTCTTTGCTGGATTTTCGATACACGACATGCGCGTCGATAATAGCGTCGACGACATCGATGCGCGCGTGCCGTGCGTTCACTTCCTTGTCGACTTTGATTTCGCCAAAAGAGTTCTTCGTCTTTTTCGCGTTGACAATAGACCACGACATCAGCGCGTTTCGCTGGTCGTAAAGCACATTTCCGGCTTTGACCTCAAGTGCAAAGTCAACCGTCGCGTCCGACAGAAAACGCGCCGACTGCTTAACTTCAAGCAACGGCGCGCCGAGCGTATCAAGTTCTTCCAAAAATGCGTCCGCATTGTGCGGGTCATATCCGATGCAGGCGATGTTAATTTCAAACTTTTCCTGCAGTTCTTTCAGATCCGCTACGATTTGCAAATAGTCATTTTTCAGGCCTCCGACAGCTTCGGACGGCGTAAGCAAGCCGGACTTTGCCCACACATCATACGGTGCGGTGTCCGTGATGATATGTTCTTCAAGTCGCTTCGCCGGAATGTAAGAATGTGACCAGACATATATCTTCCCATCGTCAAGCGGAAAGAGCAGCGCAAGCGAGGTCAGATCGCCGCCGCTCGAAAGGTCAAGCCCGGCGAAGCATCTGCGTCCGCGCATATTCTCTATCGTCAGCTCTGTCCGTCCGAGCTTCCATTCGTTCGGCGTGATGTACTGTGTGTCGCCATACTCATACCACAGGTTTTGGCGCTTGGTCATATAGTCGGACATTTCAAAGCCGCCCATCTGCTTCGCCGTCTGCGCATCGCGGCGGAGCTGTTCGAGCGCGCTCGGTACTGTCACGAGGTGCGGATTTGCTTTATACCACACGCTCTCGTCAAAAGGGTCGTCTTCTTTGTCCAGTGTGTAAATGTCAACAAAAAAGTCGTCGGCTTCCGCCGTGCCGGCAAGTATCTGCAGGCAATAATCGTCCATCTCGCGGCAGAAGCTGTTCAGGCTTTTCCCGCGTGTGGTTATCATAGATATCAAAGCTTCGTCAAGCGAGGCTTGACCATTGTACAAAGCTTTGTAAATTCCGTTGTCCTTGTGCTGGTGAATTTCGTCGACCGAGCAGAAGATTGCGCGGAAGCCATCGTCAAGCCCGCTCTCTCTCGACAGCGCCTCGATCGTACATCCGGTGCGTTTGGCAATGATAAGACTCTTATAGTCCTTGACGTCAAACAGCGCCTGCAGGTCTTTGTCGACCGTTATGAATTTCTGGATTTCTTCCCACGCGATTCTCGCCTGCCGCTTTTTCGTTGCCGCCGTGAAAAGCTTGCCGAAATTATATCCGCCCCAGTTTGCGATGTACGATCCGGTGATTCCGTTTTCAAAGGTCTTGCCGTTCTGTCTCGCGACGGATTTATATTTTCGGCGGATGCGCCGGAAGCCCGTCTCGGCATGCACCCAGCCAAACGGCACGCCCAGGTCGAAGCACTGGAAGTCGTGCAGCCGAACCGGACGCGGCTGCGCGCCCTCGGCAATCGTCAGCATTTCGGCATAGCGCAGTATCTTCTCCGATTTCTCCGGACACCACACAAACGGAAATTCTTTCGTGCCTTGTTTGGCAATCTCGTTCAAGTGCCGTTCGCATGCCATTCGGTGCGTAAGGCAGGACGGCTCCTGCCCGGAGACTACCCGCTCAGCGTGCAAAGTAGCTCTATCCTGCACTCTCATCACCGCGCTCATCCGCGTCGAAAAGGTCGAATTTGTTCGCCGGCTCTTTCGGCTTTTGCGGAATAATAAGCTTGCACCTGCTCGATACGGTCATGCCGAAGTCGGCCGCAAATTGCTGGCAAATTTTGAGGTATTTTGCCTGCAAATTCAGCGTTTTTTCGTACTGCTCAAACGGCATTTCTTTCTTCAACCGCTTGCGGATTTTCTGCAAGGTTTCCTCGGCGATTATGTAGCGTCCAAGCGACTCGGCGTCGATATCAGCATACAATCCGATGTCGGCGAGCTGCCGGGCGATATAATTGAATCTATTTTTTTGTTTCTTCGAGAGACAATCCGGCGGTTCAATTTTTGTGAACGGCGCGGTCACTTCTGCTGCTCGTCTCTCTTCAATTTCATTCTTTCCGAGGTGCGATTTTCCGTTCAAAACGAGAAGGTCTATCGGCTGTCTTGGCCGCCCTGCCATGCTCTCACTCCTTTGATTTTCATTTTCGGCGTTTTTGCTGCGAAGAGGTAGGTCGGCGACGGGTTACCGCAAAAGCGTCAAACTTTTTTCACACCCCCGTGGGGCAGAGACACACCCGCTCGGTCTGCCTTGTTGTGGCACGCCTTGCACAGTGAGATGCAGTTGGACGGATCAAAGCGCTTGTTCCAGTCCTGCTTAACGCGGACGATGTGATGCACATCCGAAGCCACTGACAAGCGACCATTCGCCGCGCAGTTGACACACAGATAGTGGTCTCGTGCGAGTATGCCTTGGCGGAATCTCCGCCACTGTCGCGAGTTGTAAAAGGCTTCCGCCTTGGCATCCATCTCTTCGCTGTCGTCAATCTTGAGCTCTTCTCTTGTTGCTTTTCTCTCCGGCTTACACTCGGCGCAGTACGTCTCACCGAGCGGTATGACTGCGCCGCACTTGGCGCAGAGCTTATAAAACATCCTGCTCCTCCTTTGCAGTTGACTGCAAAGCGCACCCCCCGGAGGAGTGCGCCCGCGTCTGTCCCTTGCCGGACTCGGACCGGCGTCCCGAAATGCCATACGATCGGGCTCTTGCCTGTTGAGTTAAAAGGACATAAAAAGCGCACCTCTCGGCTCACGGAGAGATGCGTCAAATGAAGGTGTCGGCAGCGCGTGGAGTCGAACCGCGCCTTTGGGGTCCTATAAGCCCTAAAGATAACCGTATGCCGCCATATAAAGTGCCCTGCTATTAAAACCCGCCGCAGGGCAAGGCGGGAAGAAAGGAGAAAAGAATTATGTGGAACTCTGTTTCAGCCGTTCGGCGATCCGGTTTCGAGCAACGCGATAATATCGCTCGTCTTTTTCAAAACCGGTGTAGTGCCGTCCGGTGTTGATGCAGGCGATAGCGGTTGTCCCGCTCCCCATGCAATTGTCAAGCACAGTGTCGCCTGCGTTAGTGTATGTGCGGATGAGATATTCAAACAGCGCGACCGGCTTTTGCGTCGGGTGCAAGCCCCGCTCGCAGTTGATTTGTAGCAGATTCCGAGGATATCCGGTCACATATCGCAGCGAGTCCCTACCGAGAGTGCTGTCTTTGTAGATGCCGTCCGTTTCGCGTTTGCCTTTTGTAACTATCGGCTTTTCGAGATGCTTGATGCCTTGCGGGTTGTATGTTGGTGCTTTTTTGTAAAAAACACAAACATCCTCGATGCAGCGCATCGGCTGATATTTTGCAAAGGTAAATCCGGTCGGCATATTTTTCTGCCAATACCAGCAGTAGCGGAAAAATCGGCGGCAGCTGTTAATGACGTCGGTCGTAAACGGCTGTGCGGCCGTAAGCACCACAGCACCGTTGTCTTTCAGAATCCGCCAATACTGCGACCACAAAAGGCCAAAGTCCAGCGCGTTATCCCACGCGCAGTCCGTCATACCGTATGGTAGATCGCAAAGAATCATATCAATGCTGTTGTCAGGATAGATTTTCATCCCGGCGATACCATCGCCGGGAAATATCTTGTCTAAGTACTCCAAGTTACACTTCCTCCAGTGATTCAAAAAATCCGGAATTCCGCGCTTTTCGCTTATCAGAGTACTCTACAATACCCATTATAGGCTCAAGTTGGTCCCCTTTGTGCACTCTTTTATTTTTGCTCGCGGTCGAGGATGCAAAAGAATTTGTGGCGGAGATTATAAAACTGCCTGCGCCCGCTCGGCACTGGCATATATTCATACGGCGTCCCCTGCGTGACGTTCTTGAGCAACGGTGTTATCAGTCCGACATCAGAGCCGCAGGCAAGCTTCACGCACCGCTCAATTAGCGCGACATCTTTCTTTTCCCGTTCCCGGCTTTCTGCCCTTTTCGCCGTCGGATCAGAGCAGCCCGAAGCGGACGGCATCCCGGATGGAGCCGCCGCCGATAAAGCATATGTATCTTTTGCCCGCTCTTTTTTTCTCGGATACTGCAGGCAGAAATATTTCAGCTCCCGATACCGCTCGCGGGGAATGTCATATTTTTTCGGCAAATCCTTATCTCTCGGCATTGTTTGCATCCTCCATTTTTGCGCCTTTGCCGTGTTTAACCGCTTGTACATCAGCGGCGGGAGCCGACCTTATGCAAAGGTCTACGATAATATCGACTGCCTCGCGGCGGATATTTCTTTCATAAGTTCCATAACCGCCGTTATACCAAGGAGACTTTTTAAGTTCTTTTATTTCTGCCAAAAGCAAATCACGCTCGATATAATCACTCATTTTGTTTTTCCTCCTCTTCGTCGCGAAACTTGACACATTTACAAGGCTTTAAAAAGCTGACATCCGTCAGCAGTTTTTCCTTTTTCTCGGTCGATTCGGCGGCTCGTCCTCGGGCTCTTTTATGTATTTAAAGCACATATATCCGAATCTGTTTTGTATGCACTCCACAAGGCGATAGCCTTTCGGGGCGATTGGCGGGCTGTCGGGGCTGTAGCTCCGGAGCGCGACCTTTGCGTCCTCGCTGTCAGGCCGCCGCATGTTGCGGGTTGATAAATATCTATGTTTAGTGCCCTGCTCGGGCGTCCAATGGTCGAATAAATAATTGGCAAGACCTGTGTAATCGCAACCATGGTCTATACCGTTATAATAGTTGTGCTTGCGCAGGTGCTCTATCTGCACGATATCGCCATAGATCCACTGCGCTTTAATGATCTCTTCCGGCACGCCGTCGGAGACCATGTGAAAATGTATTCTCTTTGTGTTTCTGCCGCGTCCCATATAAAGGTTGATTTTCGCTTCCGGGCACGCGTATTGTAGTCTGCGTTTATATAATGTACGCAACCGGCGCGCCTCGCCCCAGTCGTGTACTTCGTGGTCATTGTCAAAGGTAAGAGTGGAATAAAGGGAAGTCGGCGAGAAATTCTCGTTGAAAACTCGCGCGTGCTTCCGCCTTGCTATCATCAGATTGTGGCGCTCGCGCTCCTCGTCCGTGCGGAGCACCGGCTTGTACTGCGCTTTTGCGACATTGGCGGTGCGGTCAGAAACCGTGTAGACTTCCTGCTCGCAAACCGCGCCGGAAAATATTCGTTTCTTGACTCGCACCGCTTTTCACATCCTCATTTCAAATTTTCGTATTTTATCGAACTCATCGACGAAAGCTCGTCGAGATATCCGACAGTGTTCTCCGTCAGCACCCGCGTTGTGCTGATTGGGATAATCGCCATCACAAAGAATCCGGCTTTCGCCGCAAAGAACGCGCCGGCCGCGGTCTGACGGTAGTACAGCTCGAACTCGTCCACATCAAGCGGCTCGAGATATTTTGACTCGACAAACTCTATTCCGGCCGAAGTCTTATATGGTATATAGTCGTAAGAGCCTATCCGCAGAGATATCGGCAGAGGATCGCAGCGCTCTTCTCCGTCAAATTCGTCTTTGACCATCTTCAAAAACGCTTCCGGCGGCTCGGCGGTGTATCGCTGCATGATTTTGTCCGCCTGTGTCGGTGTGATATCGAAAGATGTCATAAGCGAATCGATTGAAAACACCGGGCAGTCGTTAAGGTAATAGGCGGCGAGACCGTCGCCGAGCATCTGCGTTGTCATATCGTACAGCGAGATGTGCTTATTCGCCTTGCACAGACTTATTATTTTTTTGATTTTCATAAAAAGTTCCTTTCTGCTTTACAAAATTTGATATCTGCTTAAATCGATGTCATCCGCCCGCGTGTTCCAATCCTTTTTTGCCTCCTCGCGCTCGTCAACGCCCGTCAAAAGTCCACCGGCAGAATTGATTTGAAGCTCGAGCTTATAATTTTTCGGGGTGGAAGCTCCGCATTTTTGACACTTGATGCAGAACTCCCAGCCTCTAATCGCGCCTCTCGCGACGGTCGCTATTGTCACATAGCTTGCCGGTGCTCCGCAAAACGGGCACCTTCGCAATGGCTCTCTGGGCGACTCTAAATCAAACATCGTAAGCACCTCCGTTTTTCGAGGTAAAAGGGTTCGTTATCCATTGTCATTCCTCCATTGGCTCGTTCCAGCATTCATTGCATTCTATCCCCGGATCGCATTCTATCCCCGGACACTTTCCGCCGTATGTTGTTTTTCTGCATGCATACGGGGTTCCGTCTGAGTCGCTTTGCGCTTTTGGGAACTTCTCAAAAAAGTCCTGTACGTATGTTTTTACGGAGTGTTCGTCGCTCCATTTTTGCACAGTTTCGATTGCCTTTTTAGCATCCTTGGCACAGATTTTTGAATACGTGAGCTTGCAAACCCCAAACATCGGGCAGTCCTCTTTATTAGCCGCATTAGCCACGCACTCATCACGTGTGTCACAAAGTCTTTTGAGTTCGTGTAAAAAGTTTATTGTCTTGTTACAATCCATTTTTAACGCTCCTTTACCATTATTTCTGTTCGCGGGTTTTCTTTGTCATTACTCCCGCAGAGCTGAAGCTCAACATTTGAAAAGCTGTCATCTTCTGCCTTGTGCGGATCCGCGCCCGGCGAACTTGTTGAGTGACGGCGGGACATCGGGGATAGTGTAGATGTATCTTTTGCGTTCGCATTGCGGGCATATCTGCCGCCCCTCGGGGACTATCTCTCCGCAACAAATACATCTGTCTGCATTAGCCATTTTCAACCCTCCTATTCCACGCTTTGATTTCTTGTTCTTTGGTTGAGTGCATTTCGGCGAAAGAACTGCACACGCAAGCTCCCACTGCTCTTGATATTGGTAAAATAAAATATTCGCCGCAAGCATATCCGATTTCGGGCACTTCGCCGCATTGCGGACACGGCTTTAAATCAAGCATCGTAACCACCTCCGTTGCAGGCGTATTCTTTCAGCGCGGCGGCGGCTTGCGCCATAACGCTCTCGATGCACGCGCTCGACACGACTTCGCCGTCGTTATACGCCGGGCAGACCTGGCATGCGCCCTCTTTGCCGGATCCGCAAATCTCCGCCGCTTCTATAAGCTGTTCAAGCGTCAGGGTTTTCACAGTTTTCAACCTCCTTTGCCAGTCCGCATTTCAGCGGGCTGTTATAACAAGGATTTTTACAAGTGCCGATTTTCTGACACTGGAAACAGCAGTAATTCCCGCGACGGTGATCGCAGTTAAAATGTGTGCACATCAGGATTCCGGCTTTCTTTTTATTCATCGTCCGCCGCCTCCATTTCCTCGTTCCAGCAAGCTTTACACGGCGCCGGACCCGCTCCGGCTACAGCGGAGTACTGGCAACTCCCGCCGTAGCAGTTGACGCGGCACATCCTCGGCACACCTTCTTTATCCGGCTTTGCTTCCGGGAACTTCTCGAAAAAGTCTTGCGCATAGGTTTTTCGCGGGTTCTCTCTGCTCCATTTATGTAAATTTTCAATCGCATATTCAATATCCTTTCGCGAAAGGGTTGGAACCCCTTTTTCACAAAACTCATACAAAGGACATCTATCGATTATGCCAAGCTTGCAATCCCTGCGCGAGGCGCAGAGCCTATGCGTTTCAACAAAAAAATCTATCGTTTTACTGCAATCCATACTCATTCTCCTTTCAGCAGTTCATGCTCGCCGCTCTGAAGCTGAAGCTCCGTCTCAGACATCTCATAGCCCAACTCGCAAAGGAACTCATAAATTCTGTCAAGGCTTTGGTTCCCTCTGTATTCCGGTGCTGATTTAGCGTTGTTTGATGCATACCACCCGGCGGTATAGTAGCCTCTGTTCTCATCGTCTCCGGCAAGCGCATACGCAACAACTATCGGCGCACGCTTGTCCTCGGCGATAAACTGCCGCCATTTCGGCGCATCTACAGAATACTTTTCATCGCTTCCAATCTCGGAATTGATATATTTTCTGTCGCACGAGCAATAGCCCGTTATTATACGACCCGCGAACTGTACAAGCCACTTGATGATTGTTTCTTTATGTTTTTCAACGGCGGTAAAGTTCTTGACAAAGTTTACGCGGCACTCATACGCCGTTTCCGTCAAACGCTTGAGCTCACGGTTGGCACTGTCTATGCGCTGTTCGCATTCTGATTTTTCCTCTTTCTTCTTTGGTACTTTGACTTTCTTCCGCATAAGGTACGCCGTGCCATATGATATTTCCCAAAAAAGTTCCTCTTTGTCTTTGGGCTTTTTAAAAGTTCCCTCTTTCCAGTCTGTAATCGCACACTGTTCGACCCGCTCGTAGGCGGTGCTATAGATTTGGTTTTTTACGGCTTTCGCGCCGATTGACTTTAGCTCGGCTTTGACAAGTGGCGTTTTCTCGGCTTCAATCTGCCGCCTCTTCGCGCGAGTAAGGCTGAACTCAAACTCGCGTGTTCCGACAACTTTCAGCAGCTCGCGGCGCTCTTTTTCGTCTTTTATGTCCGCTATCTGCACATAGTTCTCGAGCGTTCCGCCGCGCTCCACCGCCTGCTGCATCTGCTCTGTAGGCAAAGTAGCTATCTTCAGGCGCTTGCGCACAGTCGTTTCGGCGAAGCCGGTCTTTTCGACAATCTCGGCAACCGGCACGCCGAGGTTAAACATCATCTGCATACCTTGCGCTTGTTCATAGACTGTCAGATCTGACCGCTGCATATTTTCCAAAAGCATGGTAGACAGCTGCGTTTTATAGTCCATTTCGATCACGGCACAGGGAACCTCAGTCAGTCCCGCCTGCTTTGCGGCTGCGAGTCGTCTGTGCCCGATGATAACGGTATACATGCCGTTTTCGGTCGGAACGACCGTCAGGTTCTGCAGGATACCGCGCGCTTTGATGGATTCCGCCAGCTCGGTGACATCGCCGATATTTTTCCTCGGGTTGTCCGGGTGTTCTTTAAGTTTCGTTACATCGATGTTAGTTATCATGATTTTTTCTCCTTTATACCCGGTTTCAGCAATTTAATAACCTCGTCTGACAGGCTGCAAAATTCGTCTTTGTCTATGCCGACAATGATGAATGTTCCGACAAAATCGCAGCCGCAAAATCTGCAGTTGTGCGGCAGTCCTAACAGTTTGCCTTCTTCGTTGCAGATAATGACGACGTCCGTCGATATCGTGACGGTTTCGATATAACCGCCAACCGTTCTCTGTAGGTTCTCCAGCGTGTTTGATATCCACACCACTCTTGCAGGTTTTCCCGGGTCTTTTACTATGACCTTAATCTTTTCCGCGCTGATATCGTCGGTGATAAGGTCGTCAATTATGTACTGCGCAATCCGCTTTTGATTCGAGCCGCCCTTTTCGCTCTCGGCGTCGATTTTGGCTATTGCCTTTTTCATCAGTTCTGTCATTTTTTTATTTCTCCTTTAAATCGTGTTGATGTCGAGTTAGCTCGCGAAAAATTGCGTCCTAATTTTCGGCAACACCTCTGTCGAGTTAGCTCGCCGAAAGTTGCATACTAATTTCAGATTGCCGCGCTGAAAATTAGCTCGCAAAAAATTGCGTCCTATTTTTCAGCAACACCTCTGTCGAGTTAGCTCGCTGAAAATTGCATACTAATTTCAGATTGCCGCGCTGAAAATTAGCTCGCGAAAAATTGCGTCCTAATTTCCGGCAACACCTCTGTCGAGTTAGCTCGCCGAAAATTGCATACTAATTTCAGACCGTCGCGCAGTAAATTAGCTCGCAAAAAATTGCGTCCTATTTTCCGGCAACACCTCTGTCGAGTTAGCTAGCCGAAAATTGCATACTAATTTCAAACCGTCGCGCGGTAAATTAGCTCGCTGAAAATTGCATTCTATTTTTCGGCAACACCTCTGTCGAGTTAGACCTCGAAAAATTACATCATAATTTCAAATATTCCGATATTTCTTCCTTTGCCCGCTCCCAGCCGGAGCACCACACGGCGCGGAAGCCCTGTCGCTCAAGCGCTTCAAGCCACCACTGCTGATCGACCGTCGGCTTGTTTCGGCCGGCTTTCATTTCGATATATAAGCCGTGGTATTTTCCCCGGGAGACCGGCAGGCAGAGGTCGGGCACGCCCTTTTTCATTCCCTGCCGTCGGAGCGCGGCACCGTATGAGACACTACGCTTGCCTTCGTTCGGGATGTGGTATAAAAGCTTCAGCTCCTGGTGTGCGGCGGACTGGTATTCCGCCCACACAAAAAGCGCCTCCTGTTCCTCCGCTTCGCGGTTTTCGCGGCGGGTCGCGCTTGCCTGATCTTTTTCGGTGCTCCCGCCGTCCGTCGAGTAGACAGTCAGGCTGTCCAGTTCGCACCCGCAAACGCGGCAGAGTCTTGTTTTGTTGCTGTCGGCAAAGTTATATTCACGCCCGCATTTCGGGCATCTGTAAGATCGTATTTTCATATCGCGCCCCCATTGACATCTTCGGGCGTCGGTGTTATACTGTTTATGGTGTTTGGTGTTGTTTCAACATCCTTTGGGCGTCCTGTTACCGCAGGGCGTCCTTTTTCATATTTGTCGAGCCTCGGCCACAAAGCCCGCTCGATTCGCTCAAGGTATTTATTCAGTGCCTCGCGACCGTCGCGGAAGCTCCACTCGGTTTCTTTTCCGCCGTCCGTGTACCGCACGATATACTCGTCCTCACAGCCCGGACAAAACAGCAGTGTCACCGGCTTCGCGCCGCTTATCTCGACTCTTGTAACGACCTTGCTACAGCTCAAAGCACTGTCGCCTCCTCTTCTTTTTAAAATAATAGGCACAGTAATCATCCGTCGCGGGGATCTCGCGGAATCGGTCGGTGTTGTAGGTGTAGGTGCAGCACTTCCCGTCCCAGCCGTCGCCCACACAGTCAATTTTCCGCAGCCAGTAGCAGCTTTCGCAGACCTTTTTCCTGCGCCACTTTCGCCCGCTCCCCGGCGCGTCAGCGGTCTTTCCCGATGACTACATTGTGCCCGCTCCTCTTCGCCTTGATTTTGGCTCTGACTCTGTCCTCAAAGGCGATAAGCTTGTCCTCGTGGATAAAGCCATAGATGATAAGTACGACGACGACGATCTCAAACACCGTCTGGATTGCAAATTTCAGTATCATTTTCTTTGTCCTCCTTGTTCTCAAAGCGCAGGCGGTCGATGCGGACCGTTGCCGTTGACCTGCCTTTTCTGTCCTCAAGCTCGGCGGTGACTGCGAGCTCACCGTTGATTATGCGGTATATGACCGCCGACACTCTGTCGTATCTGACATCGCCGACAAGCGGTATAAAGTATATGACCGGCTTGCCGGTGACAAGCGCCTGCTTGACTTCTTCGTTAGTCATGGCAATCTTCCGGTCGTCCGGGCAACGGCATCCAGTAGGTCACCTGTGGATCTTCCCAATCCGGATAATCCTCAAGAAGCCAGCCCTCGCCGGCGTAAAATGTTGCGAGTTCACGGGCATTGTCCAACTCTAAATGCTCTCGCGGTCTGCCGCTCGCGATAACTAATACGCCCTGCTCGTCTTCGGGCAGCCTGTCGTTGACGCTTATCCACGGCGATGCAGTCAGCTTTTCGAGCTGTTCCCTCGCGGCGCGGATAAGCGCGCAGCCGTGGATGTCGCAATTATGCTCATATCCGCAGCCGAGGCAAACGAGAGAGCCGGTATGTACCGCCAATTTGCGGAGTGCATCTATAAGGTTTTTTTCGGTTTTGACCTTTCGAATCCTTGTTTTTTGCCTTCTTGTTTTGATTGTGTCACATATGTCCGCGACGAGCTGGTCGTCCAGGTCATCTGCTTCAAAAAAAGACCAATCGTCAAACGTGCCTTCAACTATCTGATTATTTTTTTTATAATACTCTGTGGCTTCTTCTATCATCGACTCATCAAAGGTATAGACAAAATACGGCTTGCCGTCATCTACATAGAAGTCGATGAAGTACACATCTATGCCCTGCTTTTTTAATTCCTCAATTACTCTTTCTTTTACCATATTAATATCATTCATAACTCTTCGTCCTTTCTTAAAGTTGCTGTGTGAGTACAATAATCAAGGCGACGGATGCTAAAAAGCTCGGTGCGCCCCAAAATCCATCGCTATCATCGGTTATCAGCGAGTATATAGCCAAGATAAGATCAAGTAGTGCATTTAATGATAAAAACACAATTAACACTATCAAAAGCGCTCTCATTGCTCCGCCTCCTCGAAAAATCTATGTCCGCCGATGGTGCAGACATAGGCCTGCGACTCGTGCCAGCTGCTTGTACACAGCGCAGGCGCATAAAAGTAAAGAATCTCCGCGTCTGTCGCCGTCTCGCCGTTATCAAACACTGCCGCGACCGCTTTTTTGACCTCTGCGCTCGGGTCCGGGCGGCTGTCCGTGTAGCCGTAAAGCTCGGCGATTTCCTCCGGGCTTTTGTCCTCTTGCTCACAGGCGTTAAGGATGCACTGCGCAACCGCCATTTTGCCGACATACGGCTCGGCTCCTGCTTCCGCCATGACTACCCGCTCGATTTCGTCACGCTCGGCGGCGGTCAGAGCGTATCTGACGCTTGCAGTTGACTGCAAAACCGTTTCCGCCTTTGCTTCCACCGCCGTCTCCGGCTCGGTCGGCTCGACATAATAGACCTCCGGCATCGCGTTTGTTATCTCCGGCAGAGCCGCAAGAAGCATTATCGCCACCAGCGCAATAACCGCCCCGACGATAAGCAAGTCTTTAGTCATCGCTGTCGACCTCCTTGCGGACGGGCAGTGTGACCGTTATTCTTTCGGTGTGCGCATTTGCGTTGTTGACAAGGTCGTCAGCTGCTTCTTGCACCATCTCGTCGGTAAGTCCTGCATCATTGGCAGTGTCCAAGGTAAAAGATGTCGCCAGTTCGCAAGCCGCCAAAATCGTCGGGATATCCAGCACTGTCACAGTGCCAAACGCGCTGACAATCTCTTGTGCGAGCATTATGCTCAACCTTTCAGCCACCCTTGCCGACTTTTTGACATCTCGCATTCTGTATGCGCGGTGTAAGTCCGCATGGGTCTTTCTTAAACTCTCGATCATTTTCTTTTCTTCCTTTCTTTGTTGTTTATTTCGTCTGTGTAATTTTTATAAGCGAGGCGGCATATTCCTCGACTCTTATCGGGTGAAGTTTCTTTTATTCAGTCCTCGGCAAGTATCGCCATTTCAACGGCGTTGGCAATCATCGCGCGCACGAATCGTTCGAACTCCTTGTGCTGCATAACCCCGCCATGCTCGTTGTATTCTACGAGCGCCTGCGGTCTTATGTCGTAGCACCATTCTTTCTCGCGGATATACGCTGTGCCAATCGGCAAGACCTGTTTCTGCATCGCGCAGTAAATAAAGTCTTTCGACTGGCCGAGGTACCGCGCCGCCATTTCGACCGGCACACTGCCGTCAATGGCGAGGATCTCCTCTGTCGTAGGTTTTCGCATGCTGATTCCGCTCCTTTTCTCAAGCTTCGTCGCGGCGCGCCACAATTCCAGTTGTGTCCGTACCGTGGTTTGTTTCCTGCCGTTTTGCCGCTGCAGCCGTGCCGATTAAATAGTCTGCTGACACGTCTAAAATATTTGCGAGTCGCGCAATCTGATTGATTGGTATTTTCCCGCGAACAACCCAGTTGTAGTAAGTTTTTCTCGCTATGTGCAACTGCGCGCAAAGTTCATCCTGCGTCAAACCCGCTCTTGCCCTTTCCGCTTCAATATTCGGATATTTAAGTATTTTCGCCATATTTTTCGCTCCTTGATTTAAAATACCCGTTTTGGGTTTTGTTGCCTCTATTATATACTCACTTTGAGTATTTTGCAAGCGTAAAAAATGCACAAAATGAGTATTGATTTTTTATACACAATACCCAAATTGGCAACTGTCCGTTTTATTGTATTGACTTTATTACCCAAAACGGGTAATATATTGACAGAGGTGGTTATAATGTATAGATTTAAAGACGTGAGATTGGCAAAAGGCTTTAGCAGCATGAAAGATTTTGCAAAATTTCTTGGCATCCCGTATACAACATATATCAATTATGAAAAAGGCAAACGAGAACCTAAGTCTGAATTTATTAATGACTTTTGTGATCGGCTTGGCGTATCAATCGACTATATGACCGGCAGGGTTAATGAGCCGACTGCAATTTATGAGGGCAACCGCCTAAAGAATCTTCACGCGCCGAACATTACCGATGATGTCGTGACATTTCCCGTCCTTGGCTCTATCGCCGCAGGATATGAGGAAGTCGCAATCGAAGATTGGAGCGGCGGCGTTATAGATATCCCGAAGAAATACCTAAAAGGACGCAACAAAAATGACTTTTTTGTATTGGAAGTCCACGGAAACTCGATGTACCCGCTCTACCACGAAAAGGATAAAGTTCTTATTTTGAAGCAGAACTACATCGAGAAGAACGGCGATGTCGGCGCAGTCATATATGACGGCGAGTGCGCCACGCTCAAGCGCGTTGATGTTTTTGACGATATGGTAAAGCTAAGTCCCGTAAATCCCGAATATCAGCCGAAAGAGTTGAAAGGCGCGGACATGGAAACATATCACATTCTCGGCGTGCCGAGATTGCTCGTCAGAGAAATAAGCTAAGGAGATGTTAAAAATGGCAAAAGGTAAGAAAAAAGCAAACTGGGTGTTGATTATCGCGGTCATGTTTATACTCGGCGGCATAATGGCACTTATCGAAAAAATCAAGGAAAGCGCCCACCCGGCTCTTTTTACGGTGCTTATCGTGGTCGGCCTCGTGGCTGTTGCCGTCTGTGTATTTCTGATTCTGCGACACGCAAAAAAGAAAAGGGACGCCGCAGTTGATTCCGTCGACATTCCCGACAGAGCTGTGCCGGACTCCGAGTTGAAAATGGCAAATATAGACACGACACCGCTTCCGTCCGCAGAGCCGATCAAGCCGGTGGAAACATATGAATTTTATCGTGTAAAGACCGTCGGCGTGACCTTTAACAACGACGACGGCACCAGCCGACAGGAGCTGATCCGCAAACTGTATTACCACGAGCCTCCGTTTACAAACAAAGAAATCGAGCTCGCGCTTGAAGAATATGAATATCGCGGCGAACCCGCTTTTAAAGTCCTTGTGGACGGCTATCAGCTCGGAAATCTGTCAAGAGCCGATGCTAAATATATGGAAGAAAACAAGGATCGCTGCGTAACGCTTTGCGGCGCAGAAATCGTCGGCGGCGACACTCCAAAAGATGACTTTTTTGACGACGACTACGACGATGACAATGATGACGACGATGATCCTCTCGATTATCTCCACCTCGACGACTTTGACGATGATGATAATGACGATGATGACTACGGCTACGACCGTAAGCCTCTGACTTGGGGATTCCATTTCAACATAAAATTCAAAAGATAATAAAAAAAACCCGCCCCTGCGGGAACAGGGACGGGCGGAGCATCAAACCACACCTACGACAGAGTGAGTTGATATATTTATTATATCACCCGCTCCGGGAAAGTACAAGCAAAGGAGCGGTATTTTTTATGAAAAATCCGAACGGATATGGAACGATCCGCAAACTCAGCGGAAACCGGCGCAAACCCTGGGCTGTTCTTGCTCCGCAGAGCAGCTCCGAATATTCCCTTGACAAGCAGCGCAAGCTGATAGGCTGCTACGCCACAAGGGCAGAGGCAATGACGGCTCTCGGCGCATGGCATAAGACTCCGCATATTGACGTTCCGGCTTCGGCTGAAAATATCACACTCGCACAACTGTGCGCCGAGTATAAGAAATTACAGAAATTTAAGAATCTCGCGAAACAAACACAGGACAATTATAATGCGGCGTGGAATAAGCTTGCTGTCCTCGGCTCATATAAAGTAAAGGATTTACGAGCCGCCCATTTTCAAACGGTCGTTGACACGGCACATCAGAACGGACTCTCCGCCTCTTCTCTGCAAAAAATAAAACTTTTTGCTTCCCTACTCTGTGATTACGCCGTGCAGAATGATATCGTCATCAAAAATTATGCAAGCTTCGTCACCCTCCCAAAAGCAGAAACGAAAGAAAAGGTACCGTTCAGCGATCTCGATTTGCAAAAACTCGAGTCCGCAGCTAAGGAAGGCTTTATGTATGCCGACCTAATCCTGATTATGTGCTACACGGGTTGGAGAATCAATGAATTTTTGGCACTTACGCCGTTCAGCTGGGATGCCGCAAATCATACTCTTCGCGGCGGCGAAAAGACCAAAGCCGGAAAGAACAGAGTTGTCCCGGTCTCCGATAAAGTAATGCCGTATCTGCAAAAGTGGCTCGATAAAGGCGGACCGACAATAGTTTGCCATGAGCACAACGGCAAACTCGTCCCGGTAACAGCGCGCTACTTTCGCGCAAAATGGTACTACCCTACACTTGAGGCGCTCGACTTGCCTCGCCTGACGCCTCACGCGACCAGGCACACATTTGCTTCTATGTTGCACCGCAACGGCGCAGATAAATGGGATATTCAGCGACTCATGGGACACTCTTCGGAAGTCGTTACCAATAAAGTCTACACCCATGTTGACATCGATCAGCTTCAAAAAGCGGTAAATTTGTTATAACTGAGCACACGTGATTTTTCAACGGTTGGGAACAAATTGTGAACACACATTTGCATTTGCCTATATATATCAACGTTTTTCGTGCAACAAACTATCCCTTTTAATCAAGGTGTCCGGAGTTCGAATCTCCGATGGATCACCAAAAAGAAACCCAACAGCTACAAGCCTTGTAACTGCTGGGTTTTTTCATTTTTTGAGGGCGTTATCCAAGGGCGAGAGAAAAGCAAAATTAACTACCGTTTTTGAGGGAATCAAGTGCACATACTTTTTGACCATTTCGAGCGAGGTATGACCGAGAATCAACTGCAAGCTGTAAATGTCCCCGCCGTTCTCTAAGTACCGTGTAGCAAAGGTATGGCGCAACAAATGAGGGTGGAGCCGAGGAATATCAGTCTGAACTTTCAGACGCCTGAAAAGCTGTTTTACAGTGCTCTGATTTATGGGAATCAAGGTGTCTTTTACGAATAAAGGTGTCTCGATGTTCGTTGCAGGAACAATGGAGCAGTATCTCAGTAAGGCTCTTTTGCTGTTCAATCCGAGAAGAACGAAGCGTTCAGCGATACCGATATTAAAATCAGCATTAATCTTATTGTTGACATTTATACCAAAGCGTGATATTTTTAATACAGAATCGATATTTGACTTCCCCCACCGGCAATTGGAGCCTTAAGGCCTGAGGTCAGATATCGGTTTTTATTTTTAGACGCAGATAACTAATTATCATCTGTGCTTCGCTTTTAGAATTACTGCCGCGCGGAAAGTATTAACACGATTCTCTTGTTTGCTGTAATCATTTAATAGATTTCTAATTATCTCTTTAGATGTTCTTATATGCCGGTATAGCCCGTTATTCCGGGCTTTTCCGGC